AAATAAAAAAAAGTGTACACTTTTACATAAAATTATGGTTGACGACATAACATTTTGGATTTTAGTAATCGCACTAATTTGGTTTATTGATGTTACAAACAGCAATTAGTGTAAAACTTTTACACTCGAGTGTAGAATTTAGTGTTGATTTTTAGCACCTAACTATCTGATTATCAAGGGTAGTGTTGATTATGTTAATATTTCCTCGCGTGGAGTCGAAAAAAAAGTAATAAAGTATAAAAAAATAAAAAGTCACCTAAAGGAAAAAAAATCAACATTTTTTACACTACCTTTGTTTTAATCTAATTTAATTTAAATCAAATCACATGAATACATCGGGAGGATATTCACCTAAAGAATTACATTTTGACAAAGAGGCCAGAGAGAAACTTATCTCAGGAATTAAAAAGATAGCACGTTGTGTTAAGTCGACCTTAGGTCCGCTAGGCGAGACGGTGCTGATAGAATCGCAGGAGCATTTGAAAGGTATCACTGTTACCAAGGATGGGGTTACTGTAGCCAAGAGTATATCTTTGTTGGACCCGGTAGAGAACCTTGCGGTGCGTATGATGAAAGAGGCGGCAGAGAGGACGGCCACCCATGCAGGTGATGGCACTACCACATCAATAGTTCTTACTGAGGCTATAGTGCTTAATGCGATAAAGGAGTTTGATCCTATGCGCGGACAAGTACAGAACGTGTCTGACAAGACAGAAGTGATACGTGAGATAAATGCAGTGAAAGATATAATCATAAATGAGCTTTCTAATATAGCGGTTCAGGTGGATGATGAGAAGCTGCTAGATGTGGCAACCATATCATGCAACAATGACAAAGAGCTAGGGAAGATAATCGCCGATACATATAAGGCTGTCGGTAAAGATGGTATAGTAACCATTGAGAAGAGCGATGATAGTAAGACCTACTCGCAGACTACGCAAGGGATAAAAGTAGACCGGGGATATTCTTCGCATTTGTTTATAAACGATCAGAAGAAAGACCAGTGTATACTCGATGATGTGCACGTGCTTGTATGTGATGCAGAGATAAATAATATATTATCTATCGAGACCATTCTAAAGCCTATAATAAACCAGAACAAAAAACTGCTTATCATAGCACCTTGTTCACAAAACGTTATCAATACTTTAGCCGCTAACGTTATGAAAAACAACTTGAAACTTTGTACTATCATTCCTCCCAATTTTGGTTACAAACAACAAGAGCTGATGAACGATATAGCTTTGTCAGTTGGTGCTACTTATTTTTCGGAGAGTACAGGCGATGACCTGAGCCTAATTACTTTTGAGGATTTAGGCAAGGCAAAGAAAATAATCGTATCCAAAGATGAGACGGTGATAGTCAAAGACTCTGAGATAGATAACGATGACAATTACTTTTGAGGATTTGGGTAAGGCAAAGAAAATAATCGTATCCAAAGATGAGACGGTGATAGTCAAAGACTCTGAGATAGATAACGATGACAAAGTAAAAGAACGAGTAGACCAGTTATGGGAGCAGCATAAGATAACTAAATCAAAAGCCGATAAAGAATTTATAAAACAACGTATTGCCTCACTTACTGGGGGGATTGGTGTAATATACGTGGGAGGTAACACAGACCTAGAGCAGAAGGAGCTGTATGACCGTGTTGATGATGCGGTATGTGCGGTACGCTCTGCCTTGGAAGAAGGGATACTTCCTGGAGGTGGGGTTGCCTATCTGATGTGTACCGATATGCTTAACAAATCATACCTAACTAGCAATTCAAAATCGCGAAAAACTGCTATCGCAGTTTTATTAGATGTTTTACATGAGCCTAGTAATACGATTTTGAGTAATGCAGGCATAGCGAGAGACAAGCAGCATAAGTATGTCAGCTGGGACACCGAGAACAAAGTATGGGAGGGATGCAACGTGAAGACCAAAAAAAGAGGAGACATGATCAAAATGGGAATTATTGATCCGCTAAAGGTTACCAAAGAAGCACTGACTAATGCAGTGTCAGTAGCCACAACAATATTATCTACTAACGCTATTATAACTATGGCTAGAAGTTACGACGCGAAATGAAACCAATAGGTAAGTACGTTGTTATAAAAGAAATAAACGAGAAGATAAAAACCTCATCGGGATTATTACTTTCTGATGAAGATGCTAATCAGCTTAGGTATAAGAAGGGCAGGATTGTTGCAATAGGCACTGACGTTGTAGCTATCGAGAAAGATAGCGAGATATACTACGACAAAAGAGCGGGTTATACGATGATGATCCATGATGAGCCCTTTACTATAATTCGAGAGAATGACATTGTTCTTGTCTTATAGCCTCGTTCATACGCTCAATAGCTTTTCGATATACCTTGTCCGAGTAACCAGCCTTAGCTAAAAAGATAGGATTTTTGCTTTTTGCTGTAGGTATGGGACCCCCCTCTAGCTTGTCATATATCGACCTGATTAGGTGTACCGTCTTGAATGATAGGCCGTATAAGGCTTTAGGGCCTCCGAACTTGTAAGGCTTTACAACTTCTATCCACCCTTCCTTGCGAAGTTTTTTAAATCTTTTTTTGTTCCATCCTAAAAGACTGTTGAACTCTTTAAATTTATCTACGTTAAAATATTCTTCACTATACAAAAAAAAGAGCATGTCTAGCTCTTCAGTATTAATACCGTATTTTCTTTTGACGAAATAACGGATGACTCTCCAATATTTCATATAGTCCCTTTCACGGCGATTTTTCATTAGATTTAATTTTATAACTTTGTATCAAAGATATACAATTATGACAAATGAGAGAAAGGATATACGGCACTACATAGGTGCATTGGGGATATTTGTACTGGTTGTGTGCTTACTTTTATTTCTTAGTTTTATAGAAATACCACCTGTAAACAAAGATTTATTTGTGGCAATAGTAGGTACTTTGGTATCAAGTCTTGGGATGGTAGTCTATACAATTATAGGCCAGCAGCCTGATGAAGTAAATAAACTTCAAAAGAAAAATGAATCTCTATCTTCTATCAACGATCAGATGGAAACACGTAACGACCAGTTAGAACAAATGATCATAGACATGCAGAAAGAGATGATTGAAAAATTAACTGAACTCAAAAATTTAAATCGAAAAGTCTAATAATCATGGCAAAAAAAGCAACAACAAAAAAAGCTGCGGAGAAAAAACCCGAAGCGCCAAAGAAAAAAATAATAACATATCGTCACTGGAACGGTGAGAGTTATGAAGAACGAACTAGAGAAGAATAGTCATGCGTGATCCAAGAAAAAAAATACACGACTCTATACCTATGCGTAACAAGCAAATTGATACGCTGATGACAAAATTCAAGATTGGGCCTGGTGGAATGCCTTACAATCCTGCATACAAGGAGAGTAGAAATCCTAAAGTAAAAGATTCAATAAAAGTTAAAAACATTTATAAAAATGCCAACAGTAAAACTACCTAACGGAACATCGAGAGTTTTTCCTTACAACGCAATAGGAAAAGCACAAGCCGATTCATTTTCTAAAATGATGAAAGGCAAAAAGAAAAACAACCCTGGATATGGGATGGAGAAAAAAATGAGCGGATACTAATGGCTAAGGGAAGAACTAAAAAGAAAGGTAATAAAATTTGCCCTGCGGGAATCGCGTGGGCGAAAAGAACCTTTGACACTTATCCTTCAGCTTATGCAAATATGGCCGCTAGTAAATATTGTAAAGATCCTAACTACGCTAAAAAAAGTAAAAGATGAAAAACGTAAATCAACCAGAGTGCCATTGCGGTAATACGTCTGATGTTTCAGGACATTGTGACAATACGCAAGACGCTTGTAAATAGTTTGTTATGAGTAAAATGAATAAAAAAACCCGCAGAGGTAAAAGACCTGCGTTTGGTATGCTCAGCGTTATGGCTGGTATAGACAATAATCCAAAGCCTACACAAGCAGACCGTATTGCAGGTGCTAAAATGAAAAAGTAATGGACGCAAAAAAACTTAGAGAGATATCATCTCAACTCAAAAAAGCATCGGCGATGCACAAAGCTCAAGCAGGAAAAATTGATAGACTGCTAAAGTCTATGAAGAAACCTAAAAAATAATGGGCGAGTTAAAAAAATGGCGTGAACAAAAATGGGTTCGTATTGGTACAGATGGTAAAATAAAAGGACCATGTGGTACGAGTAAAGATAAAAAGAATCCTGATCGCTGTTTGCCTTTAGCAAAAGCACGTAGATTGTCAAAGAGACAATTAGCAGCAACCGCTAGAAAGAAAAAAAGAGAAGGCTCAAGAGGCAAGACTGTTGTTTCTAACACAAGAGCCGCTAAAGTAAGAAACGCATAATGGCTGACAAAAGTAAAATGAAATGTAATGTCGTTACCAAAAGCGACAGAGCAGGAAAAAAGAAAATGGTAAAAGCTTGTTCGGGAGGACAAGAAAAACTTATTCATTTCGGGGCTACAGGTTATGGTCATAACTATAGTAGTGCCGCAAGGAAATCTTTCAGAGCTCGACACAAGTGCGGCCAAGCAAAATCAAAACTTACAGCACGCTATTGGGCGTGCAAAACTCTCTGGTCTGGACCAGGGGGATCAACCAAAAGTTCACCCAAAAATAGGAAAGGAAAATATTAGTATCTTTGTATTTATAATTTAAAATTTTAACATTATGAAACAAGGATATAACGCTAGATTAGACGAATCTCTAGGAGCTCGTCATGGCAAAAAATCTCAAAGCTATAAAGCTAGAAGAGATGAAAGTAAAGCGATGTCTAAAAAACTTTATGGACATGCATACGGTGGTGATCACTCGATGACATACGAATCACACGGAGAAAAAAGAAGTGTAAAAGATCACATCGGATCATTAATTAGAAAATAATGGCTGCAAGAGGAAGAACAAAAAAGGGAGCTTTTCCTATGATTGCAAAAAAGAATCAAGGCAAGTTTACCAATTGGGTAAAGAAAAATATGCCTGGTACATCAACTTGTTCTGCCGCATCAAAAATTATGAGAAACAAAAATAATTATTCAAAGCCTGTAGTGGCTATGGCTAATTATGCTAATAACTTCGGGTGCAAAAGATAATATGAAATCAAGAGGTTTTGGAGATACGGTAGCAAAGTTTACAAAAGCAACGGGTATAAAATCAGCTGTTGATAAAGTATCTAAAATGACAGGACAGCCATGTGGTTGCGATGAAAGACGAGACACCTTAAATAGAATATTCCCTTACAAAAGATAAAAAAATGGCATATCAAAAATTACAAGCAGGAAGAGCGTGGTCAGTAAATCCAAGTGACAACACTGACATTCCAAACATAGGTGTTAACAGTCCTACAGGGACAACTACTACTGGTAGCGCTACACAGCTCATAGATGCAAATCGTGTGGGTACAGATCCCAACAATATGGCTACCCTAGACTTTTTACTCGCAGGTATAAAGCCGGGGATGATTATTGTTAACACGACAGACTCAACACAGACAACAGTAGTAAAAGTTGTAAACGGAACAACATTACTTGTGAAAGATAATGTGTTTACCAATACGGCCAAGGCATACGTTATTTATGGTGGTACTCAAGAAGGAGCTGTTTTATATATAGGAGCATCTGGTAACATAAGAGTAACAACTATAGGAGGTGACGATGTAACATTTGTTGGCCTTCAAACAGGAACATTTTTTCCTGTTCAAGTTGTGAAAGTTTGGAACACTAGTACGACTGCTGCTAATATAATGGCATTGTGGTGATTGTAATCGGCATTATTATATAATGATTAGTTACATAGCTATAAGCAATTCAATAGGGAGCATGTTTCCGTCTGGCGGGTCAGGAGGCACGCAAAGAATAATAACGGAAGCATCTGATCAAATAATAACAGAAGCAACTAGTCAAAACATGATAACAGAATAATAAAATGGCAGTAAAATTTTCACAATTCACGGAAGAAACGGTAGCCTCTAATATAACTAGGATAGTAGGTTACACAGCAAGTGGTAATATAAATGTACAGATACCACCTGCAAACTTAGATACAACATATTCTTTTGCTACGACTCAAGACGGTAGTAACGTAGACCTAACCCTTACGGGAACTAAAACAGGCTCTTCCTCGACAACAGAGGTTTTGCAGTTTACTGCTGGCTCAGGTGTAACTCTAACGGCAGGTACTGATGAGATAACGATTGCTGCCATAGGAGCAGTAACATCTGTAGACGAGACAACACCTGGAACATCAAGCGGAACACCAATAGTAGTCAATCCAACTACGGGTACTGTTCTTGTACAATCTATGGCTTATGCAGGAACAACAAATGTGGGACACGTGCCAACAGGAGGATCGGGCACAACCTTTCTTCGTGGAGATGGTACATGGGCTACACCGGCTGGAGGATTTACATCTTTCGACATATCAGGTGATACTGGAACCGAAACTGTCAACAGCGGAGACACAATAACATTTGCAGGAGGCACTAATGTTACAACTGCGGTTACTGCCACTGATACTGTTACAATCAATGTGTCTGGTGATATTTGGACACTAGCAGGTGACCAAGGAACAAACCAAGCAATATCTGTAGGAAATACCGCAACAATAAAAGAAAATACTACTGTCGTAGTAAACAGCGTGCAAGTAGGAGGCGGTGTAATAACCACAGGAACGGCAACTGATCAACTGCTTTTAGACCAAGCATCAGAGATGACAGTTACTGTTGTCAATCCAGGATCAGGAAATCAACTATATATAGACGGAGCTTACCAAGCATCTATAAATCTTACCCCTGGTTTTACATATGAATTTAATCAAGATGCAGCGACAAACGATGGCCATCCATTAGAAATTGGTGAAGTATTAGATGGAAGTACGCCATACGCAACAGGAATACAATATTATGGAAGCACATCTGCTAACACGCTTACCGCTGTATCACAAGCAGATTATTCCAACACAACAAACTTCAATAGCTACGCTACTAGAAGAGTAAGGTTGAGAATTACACAAAATTCACCTACACTATATTATTATTGTTCTATCCATTCAGGCATGGGTGGTAATATTACATACGGTGGTGGAGCAGGTGTAACTAAAACCGTAGACTCTTTTACCATAAGTAATGCTAGCACCAATAGTATAACAGTTACTTCTGCAACTGATCCAACAAGCAAAGATTATATAGATGTATACATAAACGGTGTATATCAAGCAAAAGCAAATTTCAGCGCCCTGTCAGGTAAAACACTAACCCTTGCGGCTGGTAATTTCCCTAACGGCTCTACAGTAGAGGCAGTAACAACAACTTAATTTTAAAGCATGGCAAGTATAACTGTTGATTTTCTTGTTGTAGCTGGAGGAGGGGGAACTGCTGCGGACTCTCCAGGAGGAGGAGGCGCAGGAGGACTAAGAACATCTTACGGCTCTAATTCAGGAGGAGGCTCATCTGCTGAATCATCATTAACACTTAACGAAGGAACGGCATATACAGTAACTGTGGGTGCTGGTGGACCAGCTGCTACAAATGGAGACAATTCAGTATTTTCAACTATTACTTCTGATGGAGGAGGAACAGGTTCAGGAACAGCTAACAGCTACACCGCAGGAGTCGGTGGTTCTGGAGGAGGTGGCTCTGGGGGACAATATGGTAATGCAGGAGCAGCAGGAACAGTTAATCAAGGTTTTGCTGGCGGTACATCTTCGTCGACTGTTGGCAGTGGTTCTTATCCTGCTGGTGGTGGCGGAGGAGCAGCAGTAGCAGGAAGCACTGCGGCGGCAGGTTTGAACCAGCCAGGAGCAAATGGAGGTACAGGATTAGCAGTAAATATAATTACAACAACATTATCTTCTACATACTCGGTAGGAGAAGTAGACGGCAGTGATGTTTATTTTGCAGGCGGCGGCGGCGGTTCTGCTTCCACTACAGGCGGCGGTGTTGGAGGTACAGGAGGCGGCGGCAACGGAGCTGTGGCTAGTGGCACTAATAATGGAACGGCAAATACAGGCGGAGGAGCTGGAGGATATAATGCTACAGGAGGTTCAGGTGTAGTCATACTTAGAACTAGCGTAGCAACAGCATCATTTTCTAGCGGAGTAACTTGTAACGGAACATCAGGTGGCGGTGATATAGCAGGAGTATCTGTTGGCTCAGATTATGTGTATATAATAACAGCCACTACTACGACATCAGAAACTATTAATTTTCCTTTACCACCAAATATTACGCAAGTAACAACAGACAATATTGACATGAGTGGAAACGCTGGAGGACTTATATGGGCAAAAGGAACAACAGCTCAAAGGTCAGGCTCACCAGCATCAGGAGATTTAAGAGTAAATACCGAGACTGATAGAACAGAAGTATACAACGGAACAGAATGGAGAAACTTAAAAGAAAACGCTGTAATTCCAAATTATGATTTATATTATTTAGTAGTTGCGGGTGGAGGTTCAGGAGGATCTAATTCCAATTCAGGTGGCGGCGGAGCAGGAGGCTATAGAACAAATTATGGTGGTACTGCATTTACAGCATCTCAAGGCATTGCGTACACTGTAACAGTTGGTGCTGGAGGAGCATCTAATCCTGTGTATAATAATGGAAACCCAGGTAGTAATTCTGTTTTTAATACAATAACTTCTACAGGCGGCGGACTTGGTGGTGGACAAGGCACTGCTGGAGGTTCTGGAGGTTCTGGAGGAGGTGGAGCTTATGATACTTCAGGTGGGTCTGGTAATTCAGGAAGTTTTACTCCTGTAGAGGGATTCGCAGGTGGTGCTGGACAAGCTAGTGGTAGTTACCCAGGTGGTGGCGGCGGCGGCGCAGGAGAAGCTGGTAATACTGATGGAACAGGTCATGGTGGAGATGGTCAGTCTAATTCAATAACTGGTTCTGCTGTCACATATGCAGGCGGCGGTTCAGGAGGAGTTTCTGCTGGTTATACGGTTATCCCTGGTGGGGATGGCGGCGGCGGCGCAGGAGCTGAAGGCAATAATACAGCCCCAATAGCTGGTGGGGCAAACACTGGTGGCGGCGGTGGCGGCGGTGCAGCTGATACAGCTGGAGGCGCTGGAGGCTCAGGCATTGTTATTCTAAGAATACCTGTATCATCAGCCACATTTACTTCAGGTGTAACTTGCAATGGAACATCTGGAGGAGGTACAATTAATGGTGTAGCAGACGGTGGAGATTATGTATATTCAATAACAGCGGCAGGCGCATCAGATACAGTAACATTCTAATATGGCACATTACGCATACATATCAAACGAAGAGTTTACAATTACAGAAAGAGCTAGGCTTTATCAAATAGAAAACGAAATAAATGTTATTAGACAAGATAATATTGATTCAGAAGGTTATCAGCTTTTATATTCAACATTATATCCTACAGTTACAAATGAAGATATAAAAAATGCTTTTGATAATAATTTTGATGAAGGGCATGACTTAACATCAAAAGAAATTAGTGATACAATAAACGAATTATATTATCCTAAATCTACAAGTGATACATTAAAAACTTTAGAAGCTGAGCTAGCAGCTATACACCCTATTGGTTCTCAAGAATACATTGCAAAGGAAGAGGAAGTAAATACAGAAAAAGAAAGGCTAGCAGAGGATATAACAGAAATAAAAGACCAGCTACACGAGCTTGAGTATAACAATACGGAAGATTTAATTGCAGAAAAAAACACATTAGAAACTACAATAGCTAATGCACTTTGTAGAGTAACTAATGTAGTTGTGGGTCGTGATGAATTGGAAACAAGAAGCGGAGACACTTCCTCTATAGATGCGGAAATTAAAGCTCTTGAAGAAAGTAAAAAAGATATTGATTATACCCAAGACGAAGAGGTATGGATGGCTGAAGTAGAAGCTATACAGGCTCAGATACAAACAAAGCTAGATGAAAAAAATAATATTCCTAAAGAAGATTATGACAATACTATATATTGGGAAGGTTTTTATGGAGTTAAAAGAACATCTTATAACGGAAATATAAGAAAAAATTATGCAAGCAACGGAAATATATACGACCCTGTAAGAGATGCATTTTATGCAGAACAACCTTATCCAAGTTGGACTCTTGATGAAGAAACTTGTATATGGCAGCCGCCAACCCCTAAACCTGAAGGTCAGCATTATTGGAAAGAAGATACAACAGAATGGGTGGATTATGTATATATAAATCCTGATAATAATCAGCCATATCCGAGTTGGGTATGGGACACAACAACAGGCGTGTGGAATCCTCCAATAGATTATCCTGAAGATTATGATGAATTATATTGGAGTTGGAACGAAGAAGAACAAAAGTGGGATTCAAGAACAAGGTAAAATATTATGGCAACAACTAAAATAATACCAGAGGTAACCTCTTTAAATAAAGCTGACACAACAAAGTCATTAAAAATGCCAAGTGGCGGAGCTTTTAGTGGAACAGCTACTGAAGGTATGCTTCGTAATGACACCTCTCAATCATCTAATAATTCTGCATCTACGATGCAATTTTATAATGGCACAGAGTGGAAAAATTTTGCTAATCTATCAAGTAGTAATCCTTTTAACGCATCAATATATTTAAATCCTGACGAGCTGCCTTCAAGCGGAACTATATCTGAATGGACTAATAGTGGCTCAAATAGTCATGTAGCTACACCTTATGGTAATAGCGGATCAATATCTGTGGATACATTAGCTGGAGCTAAATGCGCTAAAGCTACTTTTGGTTCAGGGAATCAAGGGTTTGCTATGAATCCTAGTGGAACTACAGGTCTTAATAAATATTCAATATATCCTACGCAAGAAAATTTCTCATGGTATGGATTTATGGCAGCAGATTCTAGTTATACTTCTAATTATGAATATCCGCTACTTTTTCAAATTGGCAACAGCACTGGTTCAAGCAATACGGATTATGGTAATACTCTTACTCATGTTGTTTGGAGAATAGGATTAACTTATCAATATTATATTTATGCTCACGCTTATGATTCATCATTAAGTAATATAGTTACAAGCACAACAACTGAAACAGCTCAATTTGGACTTCCTTATCCTACATGGACAGGAGTAGGATTAACTCATGAATATAACTCAGGAGGTATATCTTATTTTAAATTATATAAAAACGGTAGCCTTATTTGGAGGTATTCTTATAGCGCTACATGGGGACAGTCATCTAATGCTTTAGGGTTTGGCATTTCTTATTATCCTAATTACAATTATGGTGGTATGTATTATGGAGATATAAATTATTGGCAAAACGAATTAAAAAGTGATTCAGAAATACAAACAGTTCATGACTATTTTAAAGCTACTTACGGATTATAAAATATAAATTATGGCAACAACAAAAATAGCAACACCAGAATTATTTGAGTTTGAATCTACAACATCAGGAGTACGTTTGCCTAGTGGCACTACTGCTCAACGACCATCTACAAACTTAAATGCTGGTGATTTTAGATATAATACAGACGATAATAAGGTAGAGTTTTATGATGGAAGTAATTGGTATCAAATAGATGATGAAGGGGGTTCGCCTATTGCATCAGAAAATTTTAATACTGTTTTGTGGGCTGGTACTGATGCATCACACGCAATAACAGGAGTAGGTTTTCAACCTGATTTAGTATGGATAAAAAGGAGAAGTTCACCTGCTGAATCACACGCATTGTATGATAGTATAAGAGGTGTTAATAAACAACTAGAAGCTAATTCTACTACTGCCGAAAGAAGTTCACCTGCTGAATCACACGCATTGTATGATAGTATAAGAGGTGTTAATAAACAACTAGAAGCTAATTCTACTACAGCCGAAGTCACCAACACAGCGCCTTATGAGGGATTTACTTCTTTTGATACAGATGGTTTTACTGTGAATAATAATGGAGCTACCAATAGAGCGCCTTACGCCTATGTTGGTTGGTGCTTCAAAGCCTCTGCTACAGAAGTTACAAATAATCAAGGAACTACTGCAAGCACAGTAAGAGCTAATGAAGGAGCTGGATTTTCTATTGTTAAGTTTCCTATAACCAATACAAGTATTAATGTAGGTCATGGATTAAGTGAAGCTCCTGAAATGATTATATGGAAAAATTTGGATACTGCTGATAATTGGTATGTATATCACGATGGTTTATCCTTGCCAAATACACAATATGTATATCTAAATTTAAACAATTCAGTAGCCACAAATAATACATATAATTTTTCTTCTGTAACTAATACTACCTTTACATCACATTTATATGCAGGCGGTGGAACAAATAATGTAGTATCATATTGTTTTCATTCTGTTGCAGGTTATTCAAAAGTGGGTGCATATGTAGGTAATGGAAGTACAGCAGGACCTATTGTTACCACAGGGTTTCAACCTGCTTGGTTAATGATTAAAAGAAGTGATAGCGCAGGCGGATGGAGGATTCAAGACAATAAAAGAGTATCACTAGGATTTGGTAAAGATGTCCTAGAAGCTAATGATTCTGCGGCAGAGCAAACTGATTATGTGGACATTGTTTTTTTAAGTAATGGATTTGAAATAAAATCTACCGCAGGAGATTATAATTCTAATGGTGGAACATATTTATATTATGCAATAGCATCTGACCCCACATCAACAACACCTACTCTAGCAAACAGTTTTAAAACAAACTTATATACTGGCACTGGAGGTTCACAAACAATAGGAGGGCATTTAAATGGCGCAGCTGTGATGGCAGGTAACGGAAGTATAGTGTTGCCTAATTCAACTAATTTTAATGGAACAAGTGATTTAAGTATTAGCCTTTGGGTTTTTAGACAAAATACCAATCGAACTTTTATTGCGGATAAAGGTAATGGGGGTTCAGGTGCGTATGGTTGGCAACTAGAATGGCAATCAGCATCAGCTGGTTTTGTTTTTCAGATGCATAATACAAGCAATACAAATGTAGATGTAAGAACAGGAGCTATAGCTAATAATGAGCTTACATGGGAGCACTGTACAGTGACTTTTAATCCTTCTACTTTTGAAGCAAAAATTTATTACAACGGCATTCTTTGTGATACAGGAACAGGTTCAGGAACGGTATCATCAAATTCTAATGGTGTTACAATTGGCACATATTCACTATCATCAGGCTTTGAACTTACAGGTAGTATAGACCAGTTTAGATTTTTTGATACTGTTTTAACAGCATCACAGGTTAGTGAACTTTATAATGAAACATCTTCAACTGCAAATACATTAAACTTCCCTACAGGAGCTGGATGTTTTGCCGCATATACGTTTGACACAAACGCTAATGATTTAAGTGGAAACTATAATGCTTCATCGGAAACTAATATTACTTACTATGAAGGAACAAGCAAAAATCCTTCATTGGTTTGGATAAAATCAAGAAGTAACCCAACAAGTCACGAGTTACACGATTCTGTTAGAGGTGAGCCAAGTAGAATATCATCCGATAGTACAGCGGCAGCAAGTACATCTTTAAACGGTTTTGTTTCTTTATTTAATAATGGTTTTATTTTAGACGGAGCAGGTGGTGGAGGTGAAGTTAATACAAGTGGCAGAACTTATGTAGCTTGGAGTTGGGGTAGCTCAAGTATTGGTTCTATAAATAATAATGGAACTTCTCAAAGTATAGTTCAACCTCATACAAACGCTGGATTTTCTATCGTAAAATATAAAGGAACAGGTTCATCTGCAACAATTGGACACGGATTAAGTGCAGCGCCGGAACTAATTTTTACAAAAACCTTAGATACTATAGATAATTGGATGGTTTTAAGTACAGCTGTAGGTGCTACAAAAAAAGCTTCTTTAAATGCCCCAAATGATTTTGATGTAGATTCAGCACCATGGGATGATACTGCGCCAACAGCAAGTGTTTTTACAGTAGGAACAAAAGATGCAACAAACAAAAATGGAGATAACTATATAGCCTATTGTTGGCATTCAATTTCAGGTTACCAAAAAATAGGAGTATATACAGGTAATAATACAACAAGTAACACTATATATACCACAGATGATGGAACATCAGGTGGAGCAAATGGATTTGAGCCAGGCTGGTTATTAATAAAAAGAGTTGATGCCTCGGCTAATTGGAGAATATTAGACAACACAAGGTCTACAAGTAATCCTAGAGATAAAGAATTATATCCAAATTTAGCAAATCTAGAAGGCACATTTAGTGCAGCTAATTTTAACTCTAATTCTTTCGAAATTATAACAACAGATACGTCATATAATGCTCTTAATGGCGAATACCTGTACTTAGTTATTAAATAAATTAATATTAATTAAATTAAATCTTATGAACACAACAATAATTATTTTAATCGGATTAGTAATATTACTAATCATAATCAATGTAGCCGCAATTTGGCTCACTAAAAAAGGTCTTACTAAAGACGAAAACAATAACATGATCCCAGACATATTGGAGGAAAAATTTGCTCAAATGAAAAATGATGTGTCAAAAAGAGTGGATCGTGTAGGTCAAGAACTTCGAGATGTAACAAAAGCAATCAAAGAGGTTGGTAATCAAATAGGCGATGTGCCTAAAGCAATGGGTGGTAATAATAGAGCAGGAAAGAAAGCAAAGAAAAAATGACATATACCACAACAACAACAGCGGGGGACATCAAAATAAAATACATATATACTAAAAATGTCAATAACTGATTTGAAAATATATGCTTTGAATTTTGTTGCATTGATGACATCTTTGACAAATCTTGATGTTATACTCAAAATAATCTTATCCCTCGTTGCAATAGGATATACTTTACATAAATGGTATATAATGCATGGAAAAAATAAGTAAACACGTTTCTTACAAAGAAGGCGTTAAGTCTAACACAGCTACACGTTTAGGAATAGACAATACGCCTACCGCCTATCAATTATCAAACATGGGAATATTGTGTGATCACATATTTGAACCATTAAGAAAATGGGTTGGGGGACCAATAAAAATTAATAGCTTTTTTAGATGTGAAGATTTAAATCAGGCTATCGGTGGAAGTTCACGCTCACAGCATTGCGAAGGAAGAGCGATTGACCTCGATGATACTTTTGGCCATAAAACAAATGCAGAAATGTTTCAGTACATCAAGGATAATTTAAGTTTCGACCAAATAATATGGGAGTTTGGAGATGATACAAATCCTGATTGGGTACATGTAAGTTTTATATCCGAAAGCGATAATAGAGGACGAGTTATGAAAGCTGTAAAAGAAAATGGTAAAACTTCTTATCAACTAATATGAGCAACACAAAGAAAAAATTTGGGCAAACCACTGTAGGAAAATTATTAAAAGCAGGGGTTGGTTTAATTAACCCCACATTGGGCAGTCTTATACAGGGTGACATGTCTGTAGAACAAGTAGTCAGTTCAATAAAAAATTCTGATGCGCCAGCTGAAGATAAAATTAGAGCTCAGGAGATGGTGCTAGAAGCATATGAGGCGGAGGTAGCAGATAGAGCCTCGGCCCGCCAAAGAGAGATGGCCGCTTTAGCATCAGGCTCTAATGATGTACTATTTAAAACGGTGGGGTGGGGCATCACACTATGTTTTATTGGTGTTATCGCAGGAGCAGTTGGATTGTGGGAAATACCTAAAGAATCACAAAGACTATTTGATATGGGGTTTGGTGCAGTAGTGGCAGCTTTTACTCAAGTAATTGGATATTACTTTGGCTCTTCTCAAGGTAGTAAACAGAAAACAGAAATAATGAATCACCATGGCGAAATCAAATAACAGTTATACACCTAATATAAAGCCAAAAGTTAAACGTCCAGGAGTGCATGCCAAAACAAAATCTTCTGTTTTAAAAAGCTCCAAACTCTACACCAAAAAGTATCGAGGACAAGGCCGTTGAAATATTTGTATCTTTATATTCAAATCTAATTTAATTAAATGGATATAAGGAAAATATCTGTAGGACCTGATTATAAGTCAGGAGCTATACATTACATAGTAGGACAAGAAGTTCTTAATGGGAAATATTTCATTCATCTTATACAACAAGACACAAGCTCTTCATCTATAAAGATATGGATACAAAAAAAGGATGAGATAGTTTTGTGGAAAGAATTTAATTCTTGGGTTCCCGTGTCCATAGAATATAATATTAATTTCTAATGAAATCTCCATTTTACTTTATTGTAAGACCTTTAGACGGCAAGCGATATAACAATACAAAACAAATAGGCGGTGTAGATTTTATTACAAGCAGCTCTGAAGAGGATTATAAGTTTTCTAACCGTATGGCTGTTGTGGTAGAAACACCTTTGAATTATACAGGCAAAATTAAAACAGGCGATATATTGTTAGTTCATCATAACGTATTTAAATATTACAACGACATGAAGGGCAGGCAAAAAAGTGGAAAAAGTTTTTTTATGAATGATTTGTTTTTTGTAGACAACGAACAGTTTTTTTTATATAAAAAAGATAGTGAGTGGATTAGTCATGACAGGTATTGTTTTGTAAAGCCTATATCAAAAACTAAATCAATAATTAAAAAAAGAGGCAATGAGGAACCGCTTGTTGGAGAAATGTATTATCCCAATCATTATCTTATAGAGCAAGGTGTGACTAAAGGAGCAAGAGTTGCATTTCAACCAGACAGCGAATATGAGTTTTATGTAGAAGGGCAAAAACTTTACAGAATGTATGACCATCAAATAACTTTAATCTTATGAAATCTGAATTATTAAAACAACAAATAATAAACGCTGGTCGTACAGCAGTTGAGCAACTTATAAAAGTAGCAAAAGAAGATATTATCAAACCAGATCCTGAAGATGAATTAGCAGCTGACAGATTAAAGAATGCTGCGGCAACAAAAAAATTAGCAATCTTTGATGCATTTGATATATTAAATAAAATAGATAGTGAACAAGAAAACATCAATGCCACATTGATTGGCGGAGATAAAGTACAAACAAAACAAGGCTTTGCAGAAAGACGATCAAAATAAATTATTTTATAAGGTTAAGAATCTTATACCGGTTACTGCTTTTAAAAACAAGAACCGTGCTAAAACATGGGTATATGGATATAATTCCACATACGACATGGTGGTTATATCAAAAAGCGGTATGATAGGAGATGTTGTTAATATTAATGGTTTAAACATAGCTTTACCTGCACAGCCTGATAAAATACATAAAACTTCTGAATCTGCAACAAAGCAATATTGGGAGCGTAAGGAAATACCCAAACCACTTACAAGAATAAGTTCTATATTTCATTGGAATGAAATGCCTAATTCATTTAAAAACACTTGGGTTGATTACATAGAAACAGAATTTGACAGAAGAGAGTACGGTTTTTGGTTTTATAATAACGGCAAGCCTACATACATCACAGGTTCTCATTATATGTATTTGCAGTGGACTAGTATTGATGTAGGTTATCCAGATTTTAGGGAGGCTAACCGGATATTTTTTATTTATTGGGAAGCGTGCAAAGCTGACAACAGATGTTTTGGGTTAGTATATTTAAAAATAAGACGTTCAGGATTTTCTTTTATGGGATCTTCAGAATGTATAAATACAGGAACGTTAGCTAAAGATTCACGAGTGGGTATACTATCTAAAACAGGATCAGATGCCAAAAAAATGTTTACAGACAAAGTTGTGCCTATCGCTAACAGGCTGCCTTTCTTTTTTAAACCCATACAGGATGGTATGGATAAACCAAAAACAGAATTAGCTTTCCGAGTCCCAGCATCAAAGATTACAAAAAAAAATATGTACGATGCAGTTGATGAGGAGCTGTATGGTTTAGATACAACTATTGACTGGAAAAATACAGACGAAAACTCATATGATGGAGAAAAGCTTTTGCTCTTAGTACATGATGAGAGTGGTAAATGGATAAAGCCAAACAATATCTTAAATAATTGGCGCGTAACCAAAACCTGCTTGAGACTGGGTAGCAAGATTATAGGTAAATGCATGATGGGTTCTACTTCTAATGCATTAAGTAAAGGAGGTGATAATTTCAAAAAGCTATACGAAGATTCAGACATAGATACACGGAACTCCAACGGACAAACTAAAAGCGGTATGTATTCTTTGTTTATACCTATGGAATGGAATATGGAAGGTTTTATTGATAAATATGGCATGCCTGTCTTTGAAAAACCCGAAACCAAAGTGATGGGAGTGGACAATGAATATATAACTAATGGAGCTATAGACTATTGGCAAGCCGAAGTAGATTCGTTAAAAAACGATGCTGATGCTCTAAATGAATTTTACAGACAGTTTCCACGCACTGAATCTCATGCTTTTAGAGACGAGAGTAAAACCTCTTTATTTAATCTTACCAAAATATATCAACAGATAGATTACAATGATTCTTTGATTATTGAACAGCATGTTACACGAGGTAAGTTTTATTGGAGGGACGGTATATTAGACTCCACTGTAATATTTACCCCTGACCCAAAGGGTAGGTTTTACGTGTCATGGATGCCAGATAAAGAAATTACTAATAAAAAATACAAAAAACACGGAGTATACTTTCCTTTGAACGAGCACATAGGAGCTTTTGGATGCGACTCTTACGACATATCGGGTACTGTTAAGGGGAGGGGTTCTAACGGAGCGCTACATGGCCTTACAAAGTTTAATATGGACAATGCGCCAAGCAATGAGTTTTTTTTACAATATGTTGCTAGACCACAAACAGCTGAAATATTTTTTGAAGAAGTGTTAATGGCGTGTGTATTTTTCAGCATGCCCATACTGATAGAGAATAATAAGCCGCGTCTTCTCTATCATTTCAAGAACAGGGGATACAGAGGGTTTTGTATGAATCGTCCTGATAAACATTACAACAAGCTGTCTAAAACAGAAAAGGAGCTCGGCGGTATACCCAACACATCAGAAGATGTAAAACAATCACATGCGTCTGCAATAGAATCGTATATCGAAAAGTATGTAGGAATAGATTTAACAGGAGCCTATCGAGACCCCACATCAATGGGCAGTATGTATTTTACGAGGACTTTGGATGAATGGGCAAGATTCGATATTAACAATAGAACTAAGTTTGATGCTACTATTAGCTCAGGTTTGGCGATTATGGCTAATCAAAAGAATCTCTATTTACCTGAACAAAAACAAAACAAAATAAATCTTAACTTTGCAAGATATGCTAATAGTGGAATTTATAGTGAATTAATCAAATAGATGGAAGACGTAAAAATAAATATTTCATCTGTAGGTTTTCCAAGTCAGTTTGTATCGGACTCAGAAAAAGCAACCAAAGAATTTGGTTTACAGATAGGACAAGCGATACAATATGAGTGGTTTAGAAAAGATTCAAACGGTTGTAGATATTACAGTCAATGGCGTGACTTCAACAGGCTTAGATTATATGCGAGGGGCGAGCAGTCTATTGCAAAATATAAAAATGAGCTAGCGGTTGATGGCGACCTATCTTATTTAAATCTTGATTGGACACCTGTCCCTATATTACCCAAGTTTGTCGATATTGTAGTTAATGGTATGCAAGATCGTCTGTTTAAGGTCAAGGCGTATGCACAAGATGCTTTGTCACAATCAAAACGTAGCAAATATCAAGACATGATAGAAGGTCAAATGGCCGCTAAAGATGTGTTATCAGTTGTTCAAGAGAGCACAGGTTTTGATCCTTTTATAATGGATCCTGATGAGTTGCCTACAAATGATGAGGAGCTATCATTATATATGAACCTTAATTACAAGCCTGCCATAGAAATAGCTGAAGAAGAAGCTATAGATACGTTGATGGCAGAAAATCACTATCAAGATATTAGAAAAAGAATCGACTATGACCAAATGGTTGTAGGCGTGGGAATGGCTAAACACGAGTTTTTACCAGGAGCAGGGGTAAAGGTATCATATGTAGACCCTGCAAATGTTGTATACAGCTACACAGAAGATCCCTTTTTCAAAGATTGTTTTTATTGGGGCGAAATAAAAACCGTTCCTATCACAGAGCTAAATAAAATAGACCCTTCACTTACTACAGAGGATTTAGAAAAAATATCACAATATAGTCAAAGCTGGTATGATTACTTTAATACTGCTCAATATTATGAGAATGATATTTTTTACAGAGACACCTGTACGTTGATGTATTTTAATTATAAAACCACTAAAAAGATGGTTTATAAGAAAAAGATAAATGACAACGGCACAACAAGAATGATTGAGAAGGACGATCAGTTCAACCCACCAGAAGAAATGCTTGAAGAAGGAAACTTTGAAAAGATAGAAAAAACCATAGATGTATGGTATGATGGTGTTATGGTAATGGGGACAAATATAATTCTCAAATGGGAGTTGGCAAAAAATATGGTGCGCCCTAAATCAAGTTCACAGCATGCATTACCAAATTATGTAGCTGCTGCTCCAAGAATGTATAAAGGTGTAATAGAATCTCTAGTACGCCGAATGATTCCTTTTGCTGATTTGATTCAAATAACACATTTGAAGTTACAACAAGTTATTGCAAGAGTTGTTCCGGATGGTGTCTATATAGATGCAGATGGATTAAATGAAGTTGATCTCGGAACAGGGGCAGCTTATAGTCCACAGGATGCATTAAGATTGTATTTCCAAACAGGTAGTGTAGTGGGTAGAAGTTATACACAAGAAGGTGACTTTAATCAAGGACGAGTGCCTATACAACAACTTACAAGTAACTCAGGAGCATCTAAAACACAAATGCTTATAGCTAATTACAATCATTATTTGGACATGATTCGCTCTGTTACAGGTTTGAACGAAGCAAGAGATGGCTCTACTCCAAATCCAGATGCGTTAGTAGGTGTTCAAAAGTTAGCTGCTTTAAATTCGAATACAGCAACACGCCATATATTAGACGCTAGTTTATACATATATAGATCTTTAGCAGAGGCTCTAACATATCGCGTAGCTGATATACTTGAGTTTGCAGACTTTAAAGATGACTTTGTAAACAAAATAGGAAAATATAATGTTAGTATACTAAATGAAATATCTGACTTATATATATATGATTTCGGAGTGTTTATTGAGTTGTCACCTGATGAAGAGCAAAAAGCCATGTTAGAACAAAACATACAAATGGCTTTATCCAAAGGGGACATCAACTTGGAAGATGCCATTGATGTTAGAGAAATAAAAAATATTAAGTTGGCCAACCAATTACTTAAAGTAAAAAGAAAAGCTAAGCAAGAGCAAGATCAACAACGTGAACTTGAAAAACAAGCTATTGTTTCCCAACAACAAGTCAAGCAGCAGCAGATGTCAGCTCAAGTTCAAATGCAAAAAATAGAGCTTGAAACTCAAAGTAAGTTAAAATACAAGCAGGGCGAAATGCAACTTGAGATTGAACGTAATAAAGCAGAGGCAGCTTTGAAAAGCCAATTGATGCAACAAGAGTTTCAATACAATCTTCAGCTCAGAAACCTAGATGCCAATGCATTAGCATCGAGAGAAGACTCTCGAGAGAAAGCAAAGAGCGATAGAATTAGTCAGCAAAATAGCGAACAATCAAAACTAATAACTCAGCGTAAAAACAATTTACCTCCGCAAAACTTTGAGTCAAATGAAGACACTTTAGATGGATTTGACCTTGCGGAGTTCGAGCCTAGATAGGCCAAAAAACGTAATATATTTTTATATAACTTTGTATTCTATAAATCTAATCTAAATTAAATGGAAATCAAAGTAAGAGAAGTTACTGATGTA